CTAATTCATCCCAATTGATTAATTGGAAATTAATTAAATCATTGAAAAAATTACCGTAAAAATGGTCAACAGTCATTTTGCGAAATGCTGTTTCTAATTGTAATCTTAACCATTCAATATCTCCTTGATTTTTCGGCTCAAAATGTAAATTAATAAGCCATGTTTCTCTATTTGTCCAACCGTTGTATGTCATTTAGTACATCTCCTTAATTGATAATTGGGAATCACCGGATGAATCTTCAACACTAGTAAAATCTATTACGACATTAGCATTTCTACTAAGTCTTTTTACGCCTAGATTTTCTCTCTCATTTTTCTTAAATCTTTTTATTTGCTTCTCTAAGTCATGGATATTCCATACCCCATATATCTCTTTTGTGTTTTGGCTCATATTTAATTCTCCTTTTTCATTCTATTTAACTGTTATCATTCTGCTACGCAAGCGTAGTAGAAATCTAAATTAAAATCTGTATCGGGTGATTCCATGAAAATTGAATGGTGTTCAAAGTTTTCGGGTGAAATTGAGAACCCCCAAGAACGAAGCGGTAAATGTCTTTGAGTACCTTCTTCTTGATTACAAGAATAACTTAAAAGAAAACCATATTTGGTATTATCAATATTTTTTCTTTCTTTTCCGTTTTTCCTAAGAGATTCCTCTTCATTCCATCTTTTAACTTCGCCTGTTTCTAAATCTTTTCTTGCTATATATTTCATACTAAACCAATAAAACTCTCTACCATTTTCATAACGCCAAGAAACTTTATTTACTTTTGCCAAAACTCTAACTTTATCTTGACCCATGAAAAAAATATCTCCCTTTTTAATTTCTCTAAACTTTTCTCTCTCTATACTAATTATCTGTCTATCGTGTTCTCCAAACATCATGTTCACTACTAAAAACTACTACTATAAAAAGGCTACTATTTTGCTACACAAGCGTTATTTTGTAGGGTTTATTTTTGAGTTTTATTTTTTCTCTTTAGCCTATATTTTGTAGGGTTTATTTTTGAGTTTATTTTTTTCTTTTACGGTTTTATTTTGTAGGGTTTTAGTTTTTGGATTTGAAATCTTTTGTAGGATTTTTAGTTTTACTGTAAATGTAATTAACCTACAAAAGACAGGCTTAATTATTTTGTAGGGTGTATGGGTGTAGAAAAAAAGGGCGACCCTACAAAATTATTTTTGCGGAAGAAGTAAGTACCCTACAAAATATTTGAATCTGAAATAAAAAAAAATGAATCTTTAACCCTACAAAATATAGGCTATAAAAATAAAAAAAGTGGGATGCACCCGAAATGGATGCACCCCGAAAGGTATTTTGACCTTAAAAGAAAGTCCTCTTCCGAACCTAATGCCGGAAGGCTTTCTTTTCTTTTTTGCGTAAATCTTTTTTTCTTTTTCGTTAAATGTAAGCAGTTTCCGAAAGTTTTCGCCTACTCGTCAATAGGTTATTCGCAATCTCACATCATGCTTAGGATGCAGCCCGAAATCAACGCTCAACGGGCGGGAGTGGGATTTCTAACCCTACAAAATGTAGGCTCAGAATTGCTCGGCATTAAAACCGAGTTTGTCAATTTGCTGCCTTGCCCAAAGGGTCAAGGGCGGATTTGACTTTCTCAAATCTTTTCGGTTTTGAAGTGTCGGGCGTAAATCTTTCATCTCTCAGACCCCGCCAAATAAATCATTCCCGCATTCGTCTTTTTAATCATCTCTTTTAGCCATTCGCTATCTTCATACATATTTTTTGTCTCCGTTGTTTTTCTTACAATTTAATCTTATCGTCAATCTTATTTAAAGTCTCTCATTGTGCTTCGCAAGCGTCATTTCCAACCCTACAAAATGTAGGCTCAGATATTTCAAAAGTAAATGAAAATGGTTTGATGATTCCATAACCGTCATCAACAATTATTATTTTACATTGTGAAACTTTACCATCACCACCAACATTATAATAAGAATTATTATAATGAAGGCCGTAATTACTATCAATCTTATAGCAATATTTTTCATAATTAATTTTCATATCTTTTTCTCCCGTAATTTTTAGAATCATCGAGAAGCATATTCACGATTCTTTGAGTAGTGCCTCTATTATTTACGCCTCTTTTGTCCATGTTTTCACCTATCTTTAATACTATTTATAGTCTCCGATTATGCTTCGCAAGCGTGGCAAACAATCCGAGCCTTGAAATAATGTTCTTCGGGTAATTTGTATTTTATATCATCTACGTGTATCATATGTGCATCATGCACATCACGCACGCACCCACATGAGGCACACACGCCTGTATATTTTAAGAATGAATAATGTGGAATTGATTTTACCTTGACGGCATTTTCTAATTCCCATTTGGCGACAGTTCTCTTGAGTGGAATATTTTCTTTTCGGGCAATTCTAACTTTCGGTTGAGATTTTGGAAACTTAGATTGAATGATTTGCTGATAATTTTCTAGTGGTAGATTTGAATTATAATTGAAATCATGTGCATTAATAATTTTGACTTTTTGTAATGTCAATTGAGAATGAATACATGAAGGTAAATGTTGACGCTTAGGACATCCACATTCTCGAAGTCCTGTAAATCGGCCATTATTTGAACCCGTTCTCGCTTTTGATTTTCCGGTAGTGCTGCCACCTTTTGAACCTCGACTTGAGGCGACGGGGCATTTACCTCGATGGATAACCCCTTTACATTTCTTATATCTGCACGCTTTCTTAATTTGACTCATAATTTATAATATTAGTTCCCCTATATAAGCGTTTCTATTCTCATTCTCCTTATTTTGTAGGGTTATATTTAGTGTTTTTCGGTCGCTTATAGCCTGTCTTTTGTAGGGTTTTGTTTTACCCAAAAAATAATCTTAGTATTTAATATTTTGTAGGATTTTAGTTTTTTCTCAATAGTAATACCCTACAAAATAACTTAGTGTGTCTTTCTCACTTGGTGAGTTTTTTGACACTCGGTGTAGATTTTACACTAACTGCACTTTTTCAACCTACAAAATATTTTTTTCACTCTTGGAAACCCTACAAAATAATCATGGCTAAGAAAATGTAGGAAAATCTTTTGTAGGTTTTATTTTGTAGGTAAAAAATCTCAGGTTTACTTTTTGCACCGCCGCAGTACAGCGTTTTTTTTATTTTGTAGGGTTTATTTTTTATCCGCTAGACTCTATGTCAAATCCGGCCATGTTATTTCGACCCTACAAAACAATTTCGCAAAACCACTTATCCGTAATGAGATGCTGTTTACCTATATAAAGACTATTATTATGAATCTCCTTATTTTGTAGGGTTTTTTTTACGAAAAAACTTATTTTGTAGGGTTATTCGGTGTTATTCACAACACTTAGTGTAAAAACTACACTTATTATTATTTTGTAGGGTTTGTTTTTTTTGGGCTGAAACCCCCCTACTTAGAGGGGCATAATAAAAAAAGATACATAATATTTTGTAGGGAGAAATAATCACACAATAAAAAATAACCCTACAAAATAAAGAGATTGATTATAGATAATACTATAAGCAAAATGTAATTAGACTAAAACATGGTAAAGGAGATTGACCTAGAGGCTGGCACTAGACTGCGATTAGAGGAGATTCATAGTATTGAATTAGTTCCTAGAGAGGGCGAGAAATCAGCCCTTCATTACATTACGGTAGGTGGTGTTCGTTTTAATATATATGAACACGAAAATGGTACTGTAAATATGTCTATACACGGAATGAAAAAATACGGCAAAGGCGAAATAACAATATTTAACCCAGATGGAAAAGTTAGTAAAAAAACATACACCGTAAAAAAATCAAGCGACACATATACTGATATACAAATAATATAAAAAAACTTTTGTAGGGTAGGGGGACACTAGACCCCTACCTTACCTTTTTTTTGTAGGGTTTGGATTCTTTTGTAGGGTTTGGATTCTTAATTTTTGAAAACATTTTTATTTTTCAGATTCTTTCAGACTTTTGTAGGGCTATGTTTTGTAGGGTTATATTTTGTAGGGTCATATTTTGTAGGGTTTTTATTTTGTAGGGTTATATTTTGTAGGGTTAACGCCTAGAAATAAAAATGTAGGGTTATATTTTGTAGGGTTGACTTTTGTAAAAATAAAAAAAAGGCCGACCACCGATATTCGGTGGCCGACCTAATTAATTTCGACTTCTAGGAATATATCCCTAGAAGTTTTTTGTAAATCCGATTAATATTAAATCTAATCAAAGTGATTTAGATTTAGTGTCAATATCTAATAAATTATCTCTTATAATTTTTCTTTGGTATTCAAGATTAGGTTTCAAAGCATTAATTGTTTTATTCAATTCTCTGTCAGCATCAAACAAACCGCAAATTAAATGTTCTAATTTATATTTTAGATTACTCATTTCTTCAGTTTCAAACCCAATTAAATCAAACTCTTCATCTTCAAACCACTCTTGTAGATTTGCTGTTCTGATTTCAATTTTTCCTGTTTTCTTGCATCTATATTTTAGTGTTGCTTCTTTAAAATCTAATTCAGTTTTCTTAGTTATAGTCATTTCATATCACCCCCTTTCTCGACTTTTTCGCGTTCATTCTTTCATCCTCAATAGTTTCTATCTCTTCTAAATAATCCATTAATTCAAAATCATCATTTGTCTTTTCTTCTTCTGTTTGAAGTCTTTTTAGCCATGCACCAAAAACATTATTTTTTCGGTCTTGTGTTATTATTATTTTATTTCCCGAATCAATGAAATCTAAGTAATCATCAAAGTCAGTAAATACGGAAGTCCATATTTTTTTCTTTGACGTTTTTATCATCCATTTCACTACGATTATATCTCCATTTTCTAAACTCATATTATCACCGTTGCTTTCCATTCATCAAAGCACTCCTTACATACAATTTGAGAAGATTCCCAAAGGTATGATTTACACCTTGTACACTTTACTATTTCTTTCATGTTTTTTACCCCCTATTGTGATGTTTTAAGAGAGGCTAGAGGTCTTGACGACCCCTAACCCCCTTTACGTCTAATAGTACCCCCCGTCTATATCCTCAAACAGTAGATTTGTAGTAGATACATTATTGATTTTATTTAGTGCATTCATTAGTCTGTCTGTTGGTTGAAACTTAACCCAACCGAAGCCAATTTGATTTTCTCTACCTAAGAAGCAAGCAATTGTATATCTCCAAACGGGTCGGCATCTGAAACCATCAAGACCCCATTCTTCAACGGACTTAATTTCTTTAGTATCGAGATTCATCAAATACTTTGGTTGATTCCATGATTGTTCAAGACCAACCATATCAAAAGTCTCTGATTGCCAACCCCAATAATCAAGGGTGTTAACTTGCATTTCTCCGAACACTTCTTTATGACCGTTCTTTTTCTGTTTTGTTAGGCATTGAAAACCTTGGGAATTACAGTCAATACAAACACCTTTTTCATTCTCATTTAGTGGATGTTCTAAGTGTCGGTTATCTTGGTTGTTTGAGTAGAATGGCTCTTTGAATGGTGAATCATCTTGATTGAATCTTAGGTTCAATTTAGATGCTCTCTTCATAGTGAAATCATTGTACTTATTGAAGTCTAATGTCGGGAGTAAAATACTCTTCCAATAATCTTCAAGAATTGCACTTGTGTAATAAGTTTCTAATGAGTAATAATCGAAGTGATTTAAGACATGACCACGACACTTTGAACCTACTCCAATATGTTTGATTTCATTGGGGTTAGTATTACTCTCTAAGATAGCATAGCAAATCGGTGCTGTCGCTGATTTATCTTCTCGGTATTTATCATTGAAATGACATGAACAAATCTTTCTCGGTTGGGTTGTGAAATCTTGCTTTGAGTATCTCTTAACATTCTTGTTTGAAGGGTCTACACTTCTACCTAGTTCATCCGATTTATATGATGATACGATAGCATTCGATTTACTTGGTAAAATCTTTAATTGAAGATTCATTTTAGTAATATCTTTGTTTGGTAAATCTATGATAGGGAAGCCGACTTCTTTTAGTTTCTTAATCATTGAAGAATATCTCTTGAAATGTTCACCTTTCTTTGTGGTAATTCCGAGAGTTTTTACTATCTCTATAAGGGTCTTAGACTCCGAGTCTACCCTATCCTCTAAGGAGTCTTTAACTCCAAGAGGGCATTCATTTTCTATGCGTCCTATTTGGTGAAACACTAGTTCATCCATGCTTAACACTATGTAGTGAAACTACATAGTATGTTCGATGTAGTGTTCACACTCAAAAAAGTGCGATTTTGAGCCAAAAACGCACCTTTTACTCTTCCAAAAGGCATACATAGGTCGCCGTATTACACCGCCAACCACCGCTTACGATTTTTTATAATTTTTTTGAAAAATATTTTTTTATATTTTTTTCCACTCAAGTTTATGTGCGCCGGGTTTTCTACGCCATTTTACTTGGTTAGTACGCTTCAAGTACGTTGGGACTATGTTCCTAGAAAGTGGTGTCCAATAATTACTTACATACTTATTTGCTTTCCACGCAATTTCTTCTGATGTTTTCCAATCGTCTAAATACCCTTCATCCATTATTTTATCAATAGATTCCTTATAGACAATCTTTTTGCTTTTAGGACCATGCCTTCTTATTTCCGGGTTCTGTTTATTGTATCGCTTCTTCACTTACCATCCTCTCCTATCTATTATTTTCCCACCAAGACCTTCATGTTTGCTTATTCGTTGCATTTGTGTTTCACCACCTAACCAATCGCCGCCTTTCATTGTTTTCATAATTACCGGCATATCGGGTGTCCTGTATGTGAATTGGTCTATGGCGTGTGCAAAAGCCATAACAGTATCGTTATGTCTGCCTAAATCTACTATAATCCCATCACGCCACGCATGGGTTTCTAATTCTTGTAATAATATACCTACTTTTGTTCTAGTAGCGTCATTACCAAATGGGAATACTACCATTTCTCTTTCAAACCAAACTCTAAGTCTATTTAGTAATCCTTGCTTTAATGTTCTATTACTAACCTTACTAGCCCTGTAATCTACTACCGCACCTTTTTGTGCAAGTAAACTTTCGTACATTTGTTGGAAACCTACATCCTCAACCGCTATCGGACAATTACCGTAGCGTTTAGCCCACTCTATCAACATATCTGCTTGTTTATCCGGTGGAAAGTCATTTCTTCTCCACATATCTACAAAATGAATATAACCGTCATCATCTTGCTTTAGGCATATCATAACGCTGTAATCTTGCCCTAATCCATGTGCAGGGTCAAAACCTATAACATATCTGTACCCATCCATTTTATCAGTCTGTAATATAGCATCCATATCCATATTTTTTCTAATCAACATTCTAGGAAAGACACTAGCCTCATCATCTACTACTTTACACAAATATTCCTGTACAAAAGATAATTCACCCATAGCCTCTTTTTGTTCTAGTAAAAACTTAATAGGTCTATATTCAGCCCACAACTCTACAGGCTTAATATTTAGTGGGTCAGCCTTATGTTCATCCCAATTAGGAATAGCAGACCATGTACCCGATTTCCATGTTTTATTCTCTAGCATTTCTGTATGGTACAAATCATTCATACTCATAGGTGTACCTACTACGAAAATTGCTGTACCGGGACTCAACATAGGTGTAATTTTCTTTCTAAACCATTGTGCTATGTTATTCCAATTCATATCCCCCATATCATCAAGAACGTCATCAAATGCAATAGCCGCAGGGTGTTCTCCACGAATAGCCGCACCGACAGAAGTAGCACGAATCCATGCACCATTAGTAAAACGGATTTCTAGTTTGTTGCCCCTCTTAGGGTCGAGATACCTAGATAATTGAGGGTGTCTTTTCATATCTTCTCTTATTTCTTCTAACCTTCTGACTGCAAGGTCTTTACTAGCAGAAAACAACCAACAAGTAAAAGGTTTATTACGCCATTGTTCAAAAAGAGCCATGTGTAATAGTTTTACCCTTAAAGTAGTTGATTTACTGTGGTCCCTCGGTGCAATAATACAAACACGGTGTACAGAAGCATTGTCGTGATTATTACCATACATATCTACCCACTCACCTATGTGTTCACCCCAAGTATAGCCTAACCACTTGTAGAAATACTCTACGTCATTACGACTACGTTCCATAGAAAAATTAGTATTGAATGTAGCCATATAATCACTTCGGGTGTAAATCTTTTTTATTACAATGTGGGCATATACCTTTTAACGCTTTTGTTTTCATCATTCTGTTAGTAGCCCAACCACAAGTGTAGCATTTGGCTGAAACCCACATTACTCATGCACCACCGGAGAAAACAGATTACCTACTAATCCTAATTCCTTATCTACAATATGGGCGCAAATACCTGCTCTAGCAAGTACATATCCTTTTCTAGCGTGGTATCTATCGTGTCCGGCTAGACTAGGTAATTGAATTACCGTACATCCTGCCTTTTCTGTTAATCTCATGTGGTGTAGGTGTCCGTGAAACCAATAATGGTGTTCTCTTTCTCCCCAAGCCTGTCTTTCTTCTGTAGCCATAAGTGCAGGTAAGTCATTACCCCTAACTCCATCACCGTGAGTAAAACCTAACAAAGAGTTTCCGTATTTTATATACTGTCGAGGGTACGGACTAACAATTACTTCTACATCGTCTGCATTTTCATAAAGTGCAGATAAATACATCATCAAAGCAAAATTACTGTGTCTATCGTGATTACCACACATAAATACTACTTGTACAGGAGAAACAGCACGAAGCATTTCTATATGCTCTCTTGCTAACTCACAACCACCCATAAGTATTTGTGCAGGTGTAGCCGCCATATCTTGTGCCGTTCCTTTTGTAGTAGTACCTGCATCGTTATCAACATGAAACCAATCAGAACCCGCAGTTACAATAACTTTTTCGGGTCTACTAGGTAATCTTGAAATTAAATTGTTTGTGCGGTCAATAAGTCTTGAACGTGCTTCGTCAAGGTCATATTCTTCGCCAACCTCATCTTTCCAACCATATTTACCATAATGTAAGTCAGTAGGAGAAATGACTACAGCATAATTACCGTTTTCCGTCATCTTGATTCTGTTTTTCGTACTTGTTTTTACTTTTGGGATTAAAGTAAGAAACTCATTAAGAATTGTATCACTAAAAGCCCTATATGCGTTAGCATCTTTTTCTATTTCAGCCCAACGCTTACTTTCTACCTTTTCTGCTACTTGCATACGTCTAACAGCAAGAGTTTCATTTACTAAATCATCAGTAGTCTTTGTCATAACTTCTTCATCGGTAAAAATGTCCATACCGTGATTCCATTCATTGACTCTTATGTATTCTTTAATCCAACCCGTAGGTATTCCGTATTTTCTAGCCAAATCTGTTGCAGACAAACCATTACCGTCATCTGAATAATCTTTTTTCA